ATCATTTTCATATCCTCGAAGGGTGGGAATGCCACACCATCATTTACATTATCATATTCTGCCAAGCTTCTGACTCCTTTTGCTTAGTGTTGGTGAGGGGTTCTTGGGGAACCTCCCCCTCGATAAGGTGTATTGGGAAACTTCAGAACCCTCCCCAAGAATTACCAGCTAGTGTTGCTAGCGTGTACTGTCTTTGGTTGGGGTGCGTCACCCGAACTGATGACTTTCGGTGCCGCCCCCCTCGATGCTTGATTACCATCGTCATCTTCAGCTGGAAGATTAAGCAACGACATAATGCCATAGCGTCTGGCATATGTGATCGCACTGCCTAGTCCCTGCATATCATTCTTGCCTAGCACAAGGGGTATGGCTGTTGCAAAACCCTCGCCACTTTCATGCAGCAACTCTGTTGTGATGGTCATGCCATGCTCGTTCTGTGTTGATCGATGTATTAGTAAGAAACCATGCTTTGACAATGGCTCAGTCACTGCCTCGATCACACCTTCGAGTGTAGCGTATTTGCTTTTGAAGTGTGGGTTAGTGCCACTCTTTTTGACTGGCTGTATGTCTGCTCTTGCATTCATAAGCAGCTTAATAATATTTGTTTTAGTTTTGGTAGTCATTTCGTTCTCCTTGTTATTCTAAGATGTCCGCGCTTGTCACGCTTGACGGTGAGTTGGTCGCAATAAACTTCTCGTTCGTTATCACTGACCATTTGCTTGAGGTCTTTCTCAGCATTCTTGAAGACTTTGTTTTGTTCATAGCCATGAATGTAGGTGACTGCTGCATCAACGAATGCATTGTCGAGTGATGCGTCACGTGTTTCCATATCATCCAACGCAATTGATAGTCTTGATAGTTTCTCTGTCTCAACTCCAACAGGCTGTTCATCGCGCACAACGTAACCCCAGAAGTCTGACACCACTGCCCACATAGAATTGAAATAGTCTTCATCGTACTTGACATGTATGCACTCCCAGTTGCTGTTCCCAAATATCACAGACAGATACACACCTTCTGCCTTTGCCATGTGACAGTAGAACTGTAGCTGTGGCATGTATCGATCTAACATCTTGTCCATATTATAGAAGTTGTTTGTATGCTTGGCTTCAATAATATTTCTTTCACCTTGTATAGCACCATCGATCGTGCCTTTGACTGGCACATTACCAACAGTCCCAGTAAACTCACGCTGCTGTGCAACAACTTGCTTACATTCGTTTAGTGTAAACCAATTAAGATTAAATGTTTCAGTGTAGACACCAAGCTGAACAGGTAGATTCTTTAATAAGCTTTCTGACTCTTCACGACCTGTCTTTACATTCCAGAGTTCGAGCCAATAGCCTTCCATGATTTTGGTGCAGTCACTGCCACCAATGAAACCTTTACGTTCCATGTTACGTTCTCCTTTTATTATTTTTATTGAAACACTTTACCATGACAGGTGCAGATTTTAGTTATGACGTTGCGTCACTTTTAATTTTATCATGCTGATCAATTAGTTTTTTCAGCATAGATTCTGCAACCAATTCACTGTATGTGTGGCGTAATAATCTTGCGTACCCACTTCGATGTGGATCTAGATCTGCCTCAGTTAACAAGTTTTTGTTAATCATTTCAATAGCTTCTCTGCCCCACAAATAATTGTGACCAACGTAGTCTCGATCTTTGATACGCTTTGCCATTACTTTGAGGGTATCAGGAGACCAGCCTTTGCTGGCCTCCCTTTGCTTCTGTCTGTCTTCAGCATAAATTTCATGCGATGATCTGCTTAAACTCTTTGCCCAGACATCATCTTGTACTGCTCGACCTATCGATTTCATTGTGCAATCCAATACTCTTTTACTTTCTTGCCGCTCTCGACCTCAATAAATTGACTGTCGATTGGTACACCTGACTGCTTTAGGTCAGTGATTCGTGATGCCAATCGAAAGCATTTAAACTTTTCGAGTGCAGTGATTGCAGTAATAGTATGGCCTTGCTCAAGATAACTCTTGATCTGTTTGTTCTGTGATTCCATGGTCGTTCTCCATTAGTTGTTTGAATTGTTCGCCACTCATTATGACTAGCGTTTGCGGAGTTCCCCTCCGTCTTTTATAAAAGGCAATGTCCCTGCCTTCTAATACTTTAAAGGGGCTAGGGAAGGATGCTGTATCACGATACTTTACCTCACCTACCATTTCAAGTCCTTTGATTTCGAGCTTGATGTCCCCAGAATACTCTCCTCCCAAACTGCCTGAGAGGGGCTGGCGTTTCGCTTTGATCTTCGCTTTGATTTTGTTGAGCCAATCGACAAACCACTTTTCGTGGTATGTTCCTTTGTTCTTGTTACGGTTTGCCATCTGTCCTCCTCATAGCAATTCAGACACACATACCAGTGCTTCTGTGTTGATCTGCCGCTTCTGTTTTTAAGTATAGCAACAAACCATTCCGTGTTACTCTCGCAACTGATGCACGTTATTGTTACTTTCTTTTTTCTTGACTTCGATGTCATATCCTAATGCCTCTAACCAACACATAAGAAAGAAACCAGACGGTACTCTCTTGTGCTGTTCCCATTTATGAATCAATGATTCGGTACAGCCTATGATGTTAGCCAGCTGCGGCTGGCTTAATCCTTGATCATGTCTCGCATCAATGAGCATCTGAATCATCTCATTGTAATTGTGAGACAGCCGTGTGTTAGGCAATTAGAAATTAATATCCTCTTCTTCATACGCAATGCCAAGACCCTGACACTCAGGGCATACTTCGGTGGCACTATCTATGTATCCAACATCTCTGTCAAATCCGTGTGAGGTAGGCACATCGTACTCGATGTACCCATCACCTCCACATTCCTTACAAAGTTTAGTATGGGATGTCGTCATTTAGATTCTCCTGTCCTCTCAAATGTTCATCCTCCCAATTCTTGGTAGCACGATCTACAAATTTGTCCCAATTAAAATTAGGATTGGTGCGCTTGAGTTCATCAGCTACTTGCTCGATGCCAGTCGCCCAACTCATGTGTGGCATAATATAATCTGCAATAAACTCAAAGTCTCTGCGTGTAAATTTAGGTGTTGATCTATTCATCATCTTTCTCCATTGCACATAGCTTATTGAAAGCAATATCTATCAAAGTCATTGCCTGTTGAAGACAATCAATAGCTGCTTCAAGATCTTTTTTATTTACTTCCATTAGTCCATCCTCACTGTGTAATGTTCTGAACCAGTTGGTATACCCATGACTGAGTATGGGTAGAAGTAAACTGATCCTTCTCTAGTTTCCCATGTCATGTATGGATACATTGGTTCATCTTCTGGGTATCGATAGACACCTTCAGCATCTATCTCTCCACCCATTGGTCTGTCTTTGATACCCATACCAGCACGTGCTGAGTATTGATTATGCAAATGATCCATAAGTGTTTCATCAATACCCATAGAGTATCGAAGGTTCCATTCCATGACCCAGAGTGGAACGTATCCACCCCAAGCCATCATGTCATCAGTTGTCATGTCGTATCGTTTCTTATCAAAAGTTATTATCATTTGTTATGCTCCTTCCAAGCTAAGTCTTTTTCTATTTCATCAAACACTTTGCGTAAGTGTGGATGTTTCTTCAAAACCATTTCAATTATCTCTAAGGTCATGTACTCCGCAGAACTTAAAGCGCACATGATCTCTCTTTCATCAGCATAATGTATGCTATGATCGTTCGTGACTTTCTCTTCTTCAGCCCAATAATATTCTTGTGCTGCTTGTTTGATTGCAGTGTACATGACTTTCTCCTTAATCTACTGTGGTTGTTAGTGTGAG